GGTGGTGTGCATCGAATGGCCACTAACCTGTTAAAGCACTCACGTTTCATCATGTTGGATGGTGTTAAGTGGGACCGAATTTTTGCTATGATGTCTTATGTTTATAAAATTCGGGTTGTTTGCATCCCTCCAGATCCTCATCTGAATTGGGTTGTTAAGAACAGTATAAACTCATATGTTTTGTTGCCTAACGGTGACGTTGTCTATAAGACCTGGGGTAACAACTCTGGATCTGGGACAACTACTGGTGATAATATCCTTGGGATGACCTATTGTGTCTCCCACTCATTTTATGAGTTAGGATGTACAACGCAACAAATTAATGAGTTTGTTGTTTACCTCTTTGGTGACGATGTTATGTTGTCGCACAATATTCCTGAGGATATCTCGGATGACCAAATTGAGGATGCGTTTCGTCGTACGTTTAGTTTATACGGCGTTGAGCTAGACCCTTTCGTGTCAGGAAGGGATCTTAGTCAATTCACATTTCTTGGTTTTAGCTTTGCTAAATTTGAAGACTATTGGGTGCCAAAGTATCCTGTCTCACGTCTTGCTTTTGCATTTTTGCATGAGCATGATGCTAGTAAACCTATTGCTGAAATTTCCAAAATGTGTTCGCTTATGTTGATGAGTGCGGGCAATGGCCCCGATATTTTTAATATGTTTCGAGATGCTTTGCTCGAAGTCGTTATAAATGTTGACATAGCTATTACAAAGCTTCTACGATGTAATAATTTTGCTGCAGTGCCAACATTCACCCAGGTGGTGGATTGGTATTGTGGTCTCGAAGGCCAAGGTGTGGTCCATTTTTTACACACCCTTGATGATTTTATTGGAGGAGATGAGGAACAAAATCATTATGAAGAAGGTCGAAAGAGCAACGAAATTACTAGATAGAATCGCCAGTCGAACTGGCATGACCGAAGATGGCCGTGATTGGCTCATTGAGGTCTTAGATCCCATGCACGACGTTAAGTTGCGCACAGTTGGATATCCTGACCGGGAAACAGGTCCTTCCGTGGTGCAGTTGATCAAGCAATCTGCTCCAATCGGTATGCCCCAGGCTTGGGTTGGTTCTCCACCAGCCTCTTGGGGTTTCCATGTTATGGTTGATGATAATGTGGTAGAGGCGTTGCAAACTAATGCTACCATCGATGATGGTTTTAATAGTGTTGATATGACACAGCCAGTTGCACAAACTTTGCCCACCGGTGGTTTGCAGATAGTTGCGTTTAAAACCGGTAATGCATCTCCTACTTGGATGGTCGACGTTGATGTTGGCCCTAACGTACATTTTCTTTCTTTGCCTGTCCCCCCTGATTATTTTAAGGGTAAGACGAGAGTCCTCTCAGCGGGATTTGAGGTTAATAATACCACCGCTGAGTT